AGATGTATTATTGCTGTTATTAAATTGACCGCCTAAGTATATTGCTCTTTCTATGGATGTAGGCAATACTACATTATCAAAGTTAGGAGCAACATCTAAGTAAGCTGCATTTAATCTTTGTTTCTTATCTATAGCATTAAAAGATAATAGTGCATAATTCTCATAATTAAGACCTTGAATATAGTTTATATCTGGAGAATCAAGATATCCCTCAAAGATAGAAATAGGTTCATAATTTGGCTGATTAGAATAATTAAAATTGTATTCTATTCCTCCAGGATATTCTTCTAAAGTATACAAATTTGTATTGTTAGGAATGCTTACTGCAATTCCTACTAATGTACCGTTTGTTTTGTATACACTGTCTCCAGGAGAAAAATCAGTTAGGAAGCTAGTACCTACTCCTGTTACTAAAGTTGTTCCAGAACCAGTAGATATAGTGCCATTTAATTGAAATACTCTAGGTTCTAAATTCACTTTAATACTTCTATTAGAAAGAATATCAGGCTTTACTACTCCTAAGTCTAATAGCAATTTATGTCTAGCATCTAAAGATAAGCTTAAATCACCATTCTCACTTCTAGAAATAGATAAACTTTCTATAGCACTAGTTATATCTACTGCGCTATTAGAAGTTTTTTCATTCTCTAAGGTGTATATTTGATCAAAAGAATATGCAGCTATTCCATAATCATTGCTAGTTGTTGAAGCAGTAGAAGCTAAATTAGAGTGTACATATCTAATTTTAAAACTTTTATTCACATTATCAAAAGCTATTGTAGCTCCAGTAGATGCTAAGATTTGGCCAGTTAATCTTAATTCTTCATTGTTTGTGTCTGGATATACTTGTCCAAATGTTTCTGTTTGAAAATTAATGTTTAAATTTTTATAAACATTTACATTCCTATATATTGGAGTTTGATTACTTCCACCAATACTAGAATAAGAACTTAAATATAGCAATGAGTTAGAAACAATAGAGCTAACTTGACCAACTAGATTATCATTGTTATCATAAAGCAAATCATTATTGTTTATTTCAGAAGAAAAACTTGTTCCACTTCCTGTTACAATTGTTGAACCTATTCCAAAAGAAAATAAACCTGATAAAGGAGTGTCAGTATAGAATTTTGAGTTAGTTAATTTGTAATTACTCTCATTTGTAAGATATATTTCTGTATCGCTATTAATGTCAATTACTGTGCCAATTACATTATGTTCTAATGTTAAATAATCTATTGATGAAATTCTAGATCCAAGATTAACCTCAGAAGAAAATAAAGTTCCAGTTCCATTTATTACAGTACTACCTTGACTAGCAGAAATAGTTCCAGTGTAATTTCCATAAATTCCAGGAGGAGCAGAAGCAGTGTTTATTACTTGAGAATCAATAGTCCAGTTGCTTAAAAAGTTTAACTTTGCTAATTGAAAGGCAATTTTACCTTGTGATATTACAGTACTGAAATTTCCTTCTGGTAAGATAATAGGAGTTGAGGAAATGTTTGTGTTTTCAACTGATATTCCTGTACCTACTCCGTTAAAATAATAGTTTATGTTAATAGGAGGATTAGGAGTATTCAAATCTGAAAATGAATGAGAGAAGTTTAATCCATAAGATGTAAGAACTAATAATTCTTTTCCTCTCATAGGAATTAAATAAACATCATTAAATTGATCATTAGGATTAGCAATTGTAGAGATAGGTCTTGACTGATTATAATTGCTTTCTGTTCTGCTATATGATTGAACTTTTTTAGGACCTGAATATTGAAAACCATTATTGTCAAAAGCTACTGCGGTTCTAAAATAACTTCCTGAATAAGTATGACCTGCACCTGAAGATAAGGTTAAACTAGTGTCATTAGATATACTACCAATAGTACCAATTAATCTTCCGTATCCGTCATAAATTTCATTACTAACGTTAGTTTGAGTTTGAAATTTAGTAGATGTTCCTGTTACAGCTGTTCCACCACCAGAGGTTTGAATAGTTCCTAATAAGCTAATATAACCCCTAAAAACATCACAACTACCATCACTATTAAAGTGAAGTTGTGTATCTTTATCTTTATTAGTATCATTAGCCCAGAATAATTTTATTAATGGAGCTGTATCAGTATTTTTCTTTTCCATTTTGCTATAGGAGAAGAATAGGGCTTCATTTCTTTTTACGCCGTTAGTTAATCTGATAGGGGCATTTTGTCTAGATGTTACACTACTACCGCTAAAAATATAACAGTCTCCATTGGCAAAATAATTGTTTACTTTCCAATCTGTAGCACCACCTGCACTAGTAAATGTAAAATCACCTTTTTGAAAACGATAATAGTTACTAGAAGGATCGCTAGCACCAAATCCACTCTTCCATGTATTAGTCATAGGAAGAGGAGTGCCAAATACACTTAATGTTACAGGATCAATAATACAATTTTTTTTAGAGCCTGCATCTAACTGAGTACCATCTGTTGCAAAAACATATGGACCTTTTCTATTTTGTCTTTCTTGAGCATAATCTAAATAAACTTTTAAATCAAGATTCTCTAATCCTGTTGGCATTACGCTCTCCTAAAACTAAAGTTTAAGTTGTTGCTGTTATTATAACTTCTGATCATTTTTTCAACTCCTCTACTTATATCGTTAGTAGCAGATATTTGAGGAGATTTTACACTTCTATTTCTTGCCATCTGAGCTTCAGAAATTCCTTGAGATGCTAAAACACCACCACCATAAGTCATATTTCTTAAGGTTAATTCATTAGCTTTTTGGGTATTTATAGCAATTATATCTAATGCTCTTGTTTGTTTTTCTTTTACTTTTTTATCTTTTTCTACTTCTGTAGGATCACCTAGCATAGTTCCTGGTAATGTAACTTTTCCAGTTCCTTTAACTTCTAATCCTTTATCTGATAATCCTTTTATAGCAGCCCTATTTCTTGCTGATTCTAATTCAAAATATTTTCTTTGCTTTTCAGATACTGCATTTAATTGAGTAAACATTCCTTCTAATTTAGTTGGCTGATTTTTTCTCATATTTTGGATCATCATAAATTGATCTAATAATTTTTGTGTACTTTCAGAAGGATATCCTGCTGATGCAGAAATTGATTCTGCTCTTGTGATGAATCCTTTTTTTTCTAAATCAATTAAAGCTCTATTTCTAATTTCATTAGCAGAAGCTTTAGATTCCATTTCACCAATTTTTCTAAATATTGCAAAGAAACCTTTTATTGTTGGATCTTCTTGTAATTTAGAAAAGAATTCCTTAACGGCAGGTCCTATTTCCTTAAAAATAATTTGTAATCTTGCAGGAAAAAATGCGATATTAGAAAGAATTCTTGTGATAAAATCTGAAATAGCAAATAATGTTTCTTGATTTAGTAAACCGTTTTTAAGTTTCTTATTTGCTTGATCACCATAATAGAAAAATTGATTAAGAAATCTATCCCAACTTCCAGAGCTAGTCATTGCTTGTAATACTACTCTTAAGCTATCTACCCAAGGCTGAGCCCATTGTAATATTTTATTTCCAAGAGTTTCTTTTATTTTGTCAAATTGATCAACTAATGATGAGAAAGATGCTTCAAAAGTTTTTCCAAGAGCTTTAGAAACTCCTGCAGTTTTACTTTCAATAACTTTGATAACACTTTCTAATGCTGAATTTATATCTCCAACAAGTTTGCCTTTATCAAATTTCAAACCTGCTTCTGCTAACAAGGTAGGCATTTTTAAGCCTTGTAATAATTCTTGATCTGGTCTTGCCCCAGTTTTAAGAACATTTAATAACCTAACCATACCTTGTAATTTATCCTGATCTTTTCCTGCAAGATCAGCAAGTTTAGCAAATGCAGGTAATACTCTATAAATATTAAAACCTGAAAGTTGAACTGATTGAGCTAAAGATGTAAGCTCTTTAGTAGTTAAAGTAGACGCAGAAGCAACATCACTAATAAAACTTCTAGTTTTAGTAGCATTCATACCTAAAGCTTCAAATTGAGCATTAGTAGTTTGGAAATTCATACCCATTTCTAAGACATTCTTTCCAAGATCAAAAGCACTATCAGCCAGTCTTTGTAATAGGTTTCCTACTATATTTCCAGCAGCAATTTTCATTATGCTGAGGGAAGCTTTTTCAGCTTTATTTGCAGTAGAATCTAGAGCTTTACCAACACCTTCAATTTGTACTTTAACTTCATTAGATCCAGTTGAGGTGAATTTTATATTTGCTTCTGCTAATGTCATTTTAAAACCTTGATCCTAATAAAGATTTTAATATAGCAGAGGCATTTTCAGCCTCTGCTTTTTCAATCTCTCTTGCCACAACTGCAATTTCAGCTATTTGATCTAATGATAAATTTGTTTCTACCGGATGCCTATTCAAATACTTAACGCAGTAATAAAGTACTTGAGTAGAACATCCGATTAGTCGTTTTTTGCTTCTATTACCTTTTCATCTAAGTTACCAGTAGGAAAAGCATTTAAGAATTCAGTTAAGATATAATAAAAACAATCTTTATTATCTTTAGCTAGTTGACCAAATTCAACTATAGGATTTAAAGAATCTCCATCTTCAGCCTTAATAACATAACATTTTCCAAGTAGTGCTACCTGATACAACATAGCATCAGGATACTTAGGAAACTTTATCTTAATACTTTTCAACAATTCATTATCTGGGAATAATGCTGCTGCTGTAGGTTCTGAAAATTCTAAAATACATTCTTCACCAGTGTATTCTTTGATATCGATTTTTACACTAGGTCTAACTTCTAATTTTTTAACTTTTGAAATTGCTTTAATCATATATTACTTTTACTGTTTTATTATGAATATACTGCTGTGAAACCAAATGCACCTAATTTGATAGATGCTGTTTCCATTTCAACATCACCAGGAGCATATGTAAGAGTACTATCAGTGATTAATCCTTGATAAGTAAGTGTTGAACCTGCACCACCTGGATTAATTGTTACTTTGCAAAGATATCCTGTTTTATAGGCAAAAACTGGTCCTTGAGCTTCATCAACATATAATTCAAGTTCAAGAGTTCCAGTAAGACCTGTAGTAAAGGTTGCTTCTGTTTCTGAACAAAGAGTAGTGAGATCAATTGTTCTTGCAGTAATATTTGCAGTTACTGTTTTCGCTTGACACTCATAATTGGCTGATGGAGCACTAGGAATGCTACCTGCTCCACCTGTAGATTGAGAATCAGATGCAATACTGATTTCAACTACGGCTTCTGAAACTAAAACTGGTTGTGGCATTATTTTATTTCCTTATATGGTTGTAATAAATTTATAGAGCAAAGATAGCCCATAATCGACTCTACCATCAGATTGAACCTCAAATGGCTGATCAGTATCGTATCTCTGGCTTAAATAAGTTAAACCATCGATTGTTTCTGCTTGCTGATCTAGTAAAACATCTACTCTTTCAGCAATACTTTTTAAATTTTTATATGTCAAACTACCATTACTAGAGTCCCAAATTGTTATTCTAAAAATTGGAGAGGTAAGATATCTACCTCCGCAAATAACAAACTGATCACTTGCATCACTTCCTGCTCTACTAAAAACAATATATGGAAGTTGAGGCATCCTTTGAGATAAAGCATCTTTTTCAGGAGCTATTTCTGCATATATTCCTTGTTGATAGTTCTTAGCCCTGCCTCCTGCTAGTAAAGAAGCTAATGTAGAATCAGCACTAAGAGTATCATATATCCATTTTTGTATGACTAATGGTTCAAAACTCATTTGCTTAATCCTTTTAATTTTTCAATAAACCATCTTTTAGTTTTTAAGAATGCTGGAAGAATAAAAGGTCTAGGCCTCATTTTAGAAGTGCCATATTCTAGAAAAACAGCATAATTTTTACTAATACTAATAATTGCTTTGTTGTTGCTTTTATTTACTTTAATACTCTTTACCAAAGCTCCTGTTTGATTTGCAGGAGCTTGGCCAGGAGAACTAGAAGTGTGTCTAGATCCATTTTTATAGTATTGATTACCAGATTTAGATCCTGATAAGATAGATTTTTTCATATTTTCTACCATATTATCAGCAGCTTCTTCTGTAATTCCCATGGCAGAATCTAATAATTTATTAAATCCTGCCTTGTTTATCTTTACATCAACACTAGTTTTGATCATTAATAAGGTCTCACTAAGGTTGTAAGAGGTCCAAATTTGATAGTATTACCTGCCCCTGCTGCAGAGAGTATGAGGTTATATCTACCTTCAACTCCAGTAACTGCAGTATCAAGTGTGAATTGTACTAATCCAGCAGGTCCATACAATTGGCTAGTACCATAACTTGTAGTTAATGTTCCTGCTTGATTGTAGAAGTTTACAGCTAAACCAAGTGCAGTAGTATCAAAAGGATTACCAAATGCATCTGTTACTGTAAGTTGAATGTCTTGAACCATTCCAGTGATAACATCTAAATTACCATCTTGACCATCAACATTACTCTTGACAAAATATGGTCCATTGATAATATTAGTTGCAGCATTTACAGTAATACCTGCTCCTGATGTAAGACTTCTTGTTGGATAGGTCCATACATCTCCTGCTGTTGCTCCTCCACCACTAGTAATTGTTCTAGTTGAGTAATTCCATACAGTTCCTGCAATACCAGTCATAGAACTTGTTGCTACTGTTGCAGGATTAGTGAGGTTATCAACTGTTCCTCCAGTAATTGTTCTACTTCCTGCACTCCATACACTAGAAGCTATACTTGCAGCTGTTGGAGGTGTTTCATAAGAAGAGCTTGCTAATCTACTTGATACTGCAACGTCAATTCTTCCAGTAACAGTAGAAGTAAGTCCTACATCTGAGAGGGAACTGTCTACTTCTGTACCAACTTGAGCCTGTGTAAGAGTAGAAAGACCACTTTGAACTGCAGTAACGCCTCCAGCAGAAAGAGCATATCCTGTCTTATCGTTATTAGTTCCAACAGTTACTGGGTTTGTTACAGAAGTTACAGTGTTAGCTAAACCTCCAGTAATCTCTCTTGAACCATAAGTCCAAACATCACCAGCAGTTAATCCAGCTCCTGAAGCCGCTTGAACAAGATCAACTTCTGCAGTGTTAGTGTCTGATAATACAAAATTCCATACATCGTATGCAGAAATTCCAGATCCTCCAGAGGTAAGTGTTCTAGTAGCTGCATTCCATACACTGCTAGCAATAGAAGCGTATTGTGCACTATCAAATATAACTGGATTTGTAACACTAGCTACAGAGCCTGCTACGTTACCTGTTACAGATCCAACACTTCCAACTACATTACCAGTGACAGATGCTACAGATCCAGCAACATTTCCTGTAACTGATGCTACACTTCCAACTACATTTCCAGATACATTACCAAGAACGCTAGCAACACTTCCCACTACGTTACCAGAAACATTTCCAGTTACAGATCCTACAGTTCCAACAACATTACCAGAAACATTTCCAAGAACACTACCTACACTACCAACAACATTTCCTGTTACATTAGAAACAGTGTCTGCTATACCGCCAGTAATTGTTCTAGTTGCATAAGTCCAAACGTCCGCTGCAGAGATACCACTACCACTAGAAGTAAGTGTTCTAGAAACATATGACCATACATCTGCAGATATTAAAGATTCATCTACAGAAACATCAGTTACAACAGAATTTACGCTTCCAGCAACATTACCTGTTACGCTTCCAACACTTCCCACAACATTACCAGATACGTTTCCTGTAACAGCTGCAACAGTACCTGCAACATTTCCAGTTACAGATCCTACACTACCGACTACGTTTCCGCTTACATTACCAGTTACACTAGCAACGCTACCAACAACGTTACCAGAAACATTTCCTAATACACTACCAACGCTACCAGAAACATTACCAGTAACATTAGCAACACTTCCAACTACATTTCCAGATACATCACCAGTTACGCTAGCTACACTACCAACAACGTTACCAGAAACATTGCCTAATACACTTCCAACACTACCAGAAACATTTCCGGTAACATTAGAAACAGTATCAGCTATACCTCCAGTAATTGTTCTTGAAGGAGCAGACCATACATCTCCTGCAGTTAAACCAGATCCTGCTGCTGCTTGAACAAGGTCTACTTCTGCTGTGTTAGTGTCAGAAAGAACAAAATTCCATACATCATATGCAGAGATACCAGAACCTCCAGAAGTAAGTGTTCTTGTAGCGTAATTCCATACAGTTCCAGCAATAGAAGATTCTGTTGGAGGAGTTACATAGGAAGAAGAAGCTAATCTTGAACTAACATCAACATCAATTCTGCCTGTTACTGTTGAAGTAAGACCAACATCTGATAAGGAAGAGTCTACTTCTGTACCTACTTGAGCTGATGTTAATGTTGATAATCCAGATTGAACAGCACTTACACCAGAACCAGATAATTCATATCCAGTTTTATCATTGTTAGTAGTTACAGTAACACCATTAGTGACAGTAGTAACAGTATCAGCTATACCACCAGTAATTGTCCTTGTAGCATAAGTCCATACATCGCCAGCACTTATTCCACTACCTGAAGTGAGTGTTCTTGTTGCATATTCCCATACAGTTGCACCCACACCAACTAATCTATCTATAATGTTTGAAGTTTGATTTTGAGTAATTATTAAATTTGCAAAAGGATTGCTTCCACCACTATTATATGTAGCAGAAGTTTGATTCCATACAGTTGAAGCTATACTTGATCTAGAAGAAGCAGAAACATCAACTGGATCAGTTACACTTGTAATTGTTCCTCCAGTAACTGTTCTTGTTGCATAAGTCCATACATCTCCTGCTGTTAGACCAGATCCAGTACCAACATTAGAAAGATCATAACCTGCACTTGGAGATGTGTATCCACTTATATCAGTTGACCATACACTGTTAGCTATAGATGCTTGTGTACCAGCTGAAAGAGTTACATCATTAGTGACACTTCCAACACTTCCAGTAACATTTCCATCAATATTTCCAGTGATAGTGGACCCAACACCAGTAAGAATATCTTTTAATGCAATTGCTGCATTGTAATCCTCATCAATTCTATAAGTGTCAGCAAATACACCGCTAAATGCTCCGCCAGTCCATAATGATACTGTTCCTGCTACTCCTGCAAGGTCTGAACGTAAAAGATTATATCCAAAAGTACCATTAGTCGTGTGGTTAGATGTAGCAGAATCCCAAACTGCAACACTAACATCACCAGAAGTGAGTCCTGCACCTGATGCTGCTTGACTTAATTCAAATCCTGCTTCTCCTGGATTTGTATATCCAGAAATGTCAGAAGCCCATACGTTATTAGGTATATTGCTAATGTCAGTTTGTATTGTATTAGTGTCAGTTTGAATATCAGTTAAAATTGCTCCAGCTTGAGGAACGGTCATTGCTGTTGGATCAAAATTCCATACATCATATGCTGAAATTCCAGTAGCTGAAGTAAGTGTTCTTGTTGCATATGACCATACTGTTCCAGCAATACCTGTCATACTAGCGGTAGAAACATTTACATCAGCTGTTACACTACCAACACTACCAGTTACATTTCCAGAAACATTACCAACAATATTTCCTGTAATAGTTGAGCCAATACCTGTAAGAATATTCTTTAAATTAGTAGAAGCATCAGCATCATTATCTATTCTATGCATGTCGGCATCTACCATATTGATACCGCCAGCACTTCTTAAAGTTACATCTCCAACTTTATTAGCTGCATCTGCTCTAAGAATATTTAAACCAAATGTTCCATTAGAAGAATAAGAAGCTACAGGTGAATTCCAAACAGTTCCAGCTACACCAGTCATACTAGCTGATGTAATACTAACAGGATTTGTTACACTTGTTACAGTGTCAGCTATACCGCCTGTAATTGTTCTTGTTCCTGCATTCCATACACTAGAAGCAATTGCACTATATTGTGATGAAGAGAATGTTACTGGATCTAAAACAGAACTAACTGCTCCTCCGGTAATTGTTCTACCTTCAATACCAGCATATGTCCAAACATCTTGTGGTGTTTGTGTTGAAACATAAGTTTGAATATTACCAGCAACAAAGTTTGTGTCAGTTACATAAACAGCTGCAGAGTTTGTTCCACCAAATCCAGTAATATTGAAATCCCATACATCTCCAGCAGTGAGGCCAGCACCACCAGAAGCAGAAAGATTTAATTGAGAACCTGCAGTACCAGCAGTAGAAATTGCAGAAATATCATATTCCCATATATCTCCAGCAGTTAAACCAGAACCGCCTAATGAAAGACCATAAAGAATTGTTCCTGCAGTACCGGCAGCATAAGGAGAGTTAGCACCAGCAGTAAGATCATCTCCCCAAACTTGCAATGGTATGTTATTAGTATTGCTCTTTGCATCATTAACATTGTCGTTAATATTAACTATATATCCACCTGCATTAGAAACGTATTCTGAAATATCAAAATCCCATACTTCTTGAGCAATAGCATAAGCTGTTGCACCACCACCAGCACTAGCATTTACAAGGTTAGTTTCTGCAGTATCTGAATTTGAAAGAACATAATTCCATACAGATCCAGCAGTAATTCCAACAGCTGCACTATAGAAATCAAGTGCAGCAACTTGAACAATACTGTCATAATCACGACAAGCAAGAGCGGTGACGTGAATTCCTGCTAATCCCAAAGTATCTATTTCATCAGGATGTAATTCATAATAATATTGACCAAATCCAGAGTTAGCAATTGTTCCTGCTCCTCCTGCAAATGATCCTCCATTACTGTTTACATAGGCATAAATAGTAGTTAAAGCAACTCCTGCTTGAGCTGTTGTTCCTGTTGCAGCATCAGTAAGAAGGATAGGTACTCTTCTTCTTGCTGCTACACTTTCATTTTGTAAGACATAAAACATTTATTTTTCTCCAAGAAGTTGCTATAAATTATTATCCGTTAAAACCTTGACTAAATTGTCTTCCTCCTACTTTTCCTTGATAAGGAGCAGGAGGAAGATCAAATCTTGTAACTGTTTCATCGTAAATATTTTGAATATCTGTATTTCCTAATGCAGCATTATAAAAAGAAACGTAAGTAGCTTTACCATTATAAACTTCATCATTTAAAGTATTAGCTGGATGACCTATAGCAAATGATGAATTTGATGTTAAGGCGTAAGGAGTATTGAATGATCCTGTATCTACAGATGATGCATCAATATAAAAATTATAGTTAGATGAACTATCAACAACAAGACTTGCCATATACCATGTATTTGTTGAAGGTGAATAACCTATGTCTATGTCAGCAATTCCAGGAATGCTTATACTTAAATTATTACTAGCGCCTAAAATATTAACTCCATATCCTTCATAAGCTCCTTGTCTATTTCCATTTAAAAATAAAAATGTGTAAGGAGGTTTTGCACTAAAAGAAGTTATATTAAACCAAAAATTAACAGTGAAATCATCTAATCCAGTATTAACATAATTACCAATTTCTGATCTAATAAAAGGATTTGGGCTTCCTAAAGGATCTCCCATTGCTAAAGAAAATGTACCTTGTCCACTGTCATAAGTTGCAGCAGTAGTAGTGTCAGTAGTTAATCCAAAACCTGTTATTACAAGATCATAAATTGAAGTTCCCGATCCAGAATAACAATCTGGATTTAAAAAATCGTATTCTGCTATTAAATTTGATGTTGGTATAGCCATATCTAATTCCTCATCCCACTCTGATGCTCTAATAATTCAAGCCTAGTCTGACTTTGAGCTACTTTTGTATGTAATTCTAATTGATGTTTATCTAATGTCTCAACTTTATTAACTAGTTTTTCCATGCTACGATCAAAATTTTGTAACTTAATATCTAATCCACTTATTTTAATTTGCATATTAACAAATCCAGTTATTAAAAGAACTGCATTACTTAAGAAAAATACAAGTATTTCAGACCAGTTAATGTTTTCCATTAGTTATAATTAACCTCTGTTTTAGCAGTTTTAAATATTCCTTGAGAAATAACATCATCAACACCAACAACTAAGAAATATCTAGTAACGTTTACATCATTAACTATCTTTATCTTGTCATCAAATCTTACATCTATATTGTCAGGAAAAATAAAGAGGTATTCATCTTTATTAGAGATACCGCCTCCTAATGGTTCTTCTTGATATTGCTTATGTACTATTCTTGCTTTTACTGTTGCAACATTCTTATAATCATTATAAGTACCGCCAAATTCATCAGTAAAAGCTTCTGTTCTTAAGATTTGAACACTATCAGACATCATATAATCTGCTGACACCCCTCTTAATCTATTTAGTAATGAAAGTGGGGTAGGCATTATAGTATTCCAAATGATCTGTAAGAAGATGCCATTTTATGACAGTGCTCGATTAATTTATTTAAGTCTACTTTTGTTGCTCCATCATCAGTGTTAATAAGATTTGCACAGATAGAAGCTTTTCTCATCCATCCTTCTCTTGCACTAGCTCTTACATCATAAATTTCAACATTAGTAAAACCAACATCCATCCAAGCTAAACTCCAAGAAGTGTTTGGAGGAGTTACGCCGTCAAAAAAAGTTTGATTAACTGCATAACCAATTTGTGGAAAAACTGGCTCAGTAGTACCACTAGTGCCAGCAATAAAACAACTATAAACACGTCCGTTAGGAACAGTAGGAACAATTTGAGTTCCAACTTCATAATATGTATTAGCTTCCCAAGTGGAGAATCTTTTATGTTCATCAATTAGTTCTCCTAAAGCATTAGAGTCTAATTCAGGAAAGCTATCCGCTTGTATCATCCATGATAATTTTTTTATTGCTGCTAATCTTGAAAGTGGCATCTTTGTTTTCCTTAATGTTATATATTATTTTACGATATATAGATTAAACATAAAAAAAGAGAGGATTTCTCCTCTCTTTTTTTATCCTCCCCAGGATTAGTTGTTAGCGACGAGGACTGCAATACTTCCGCAAACGGATGCTGTTGGAAGATCGTGATATTGGAATCCAAATCTTTCTGTTGCACGGAAGAACAAGGAGTCAGAAATGAAGCCTGCTTGATCTGATACTTGAATTCTAAGATCTCTACGTGATCCCATAATTGCACCAGTACTCATGTTACCAAACAATGCAAGAGCAGTGTCAGCAGCAGGAGTTGGGTCAGCACTTAATACCTGAGTATAAATGACAGGATATCCAAAGAGTGTTGGATTTGGTCCTGGAGCTGCGGTAAGATCAAAGAAGCCGTTACCACTAAGAGCATCAAGATCATTACATACAACCTGTTGGAAGAATGCACGGTTCATATAGAATGCACACTCACCTGGACGATCTGCATACTGAGGAATAGCAGCAGTCAATTTACGGAGGTCAGCAAGAGTAGTAGCATTCCAGTTGCCAGTAACGTCTGCACCAGTGTAAATCCAACCTGCATTGTTTCCACCGTTTACAGCAGCAATTGCAGAAATGACACCAGTAATACCACCATAAGTAGATGTACCATTACCAGTAAATGTTGCAAGGTCTTCATTATATGCCATTACATATGCCATATCTTGAGCAAGTGCAGCACCAACATCAACAATGCTGTCTTCATTAAGTTCAGAAGATACTTGAGTAAGAATAGCAAGTTTCTTAGCAAGAATTTGAACGTTTGAGAAGGTAATCTGTGATTGAGTAATGTTGGTGTTTTCAGCTGGCCAGTAAGCAGTTGTTGAAGCTGTGTTTTTAGGAACGTTCAAGTTGTCTGAACTCATTCCCATAACACGAGCATTCTGTCTCATAACACCATACTGATCACGTAAGAAGATAACTTCACGAGCAAGAATCTGTGGAACAAGGAATCCACCGTCTGCATCTGTAGCTTCGTTCTGACCTTTGGTGTAATAACCATTTTCAACTAACCAAGAATGAGCTTTCTTGTCATTACGGCCAACCATTTTAGCCAACTGACCAAAAGCATAACCCATTTTTTCTTTATCTGAACGTGATTCAGGAGAGAATACTTTTACATTTTTATAGGATGAAGATCCTGGAATAATAATATCAGACACTTTTTTTACCTCAGAGTTTGTAGTTGTAGGAATTTCTGAGAGAGCTTTTAACATATCAGCCTTCTTCGATAATTCCTCATTTTCATTAAGCATTTTTTGAGCAACTTCGATATCGCTATCTTCTTGCTCTAAGATTTCAGTAGCCTTGATAGCATTCTCGCTAATCTTGGCTTGGATTTCTTCAAGATTCATAATTTTTCCTTTTATATCTGTGCGCTTTAGATATTTTTGAATGATTTAGCTTTTTCGAGAAGAGCTTTTCTCAATTCTGCTTTATCACTATTTGTTTTTATTTGTGGTTCTTGAGATGGCTCAACATCACGCTGAGCATTCCAAACCAGATTAGCCAATTGTTTAGATTGACTTCGTGAAATATTTCCTACATCACGCAGGATTTTCTCCACTTCTTTAACAGATGAAAGCTTAATATTCTTCAAAGCTTCATCCATCATCATTACAGATTCATCTACCATAGCAGTAGACACTTCATCCACTTTCATTTTGTTAAACAAATCAAGAGCTAAACTATGGAATTTCATAAGAATAGCATCTGCATCTTCTGCAGTTCCATATTCTAAAACACTTACCATAGCATATTTAAGCTTCATTAACAAACATTTCATACCATATTTGAAAACATCAAGATTAGAATCTTCAAATACAGTTCTAGCAATCATACTAGGATCAGAACCAACAGCTATAGAACCTTCGACCATTTCATCAATATCGTCGTATTCATCATCATAGCCTTCATTCTTCATAGTATTCATTTTGTCAAACATCATGCTCATATATGAATCATAAGACTTATCATCCATTTCAGCTAATTCTTCTCTTGTGTATGGAATAAATCTACCTGACTCATCGTAATATCTTTTTACAGATGCCATATTTCTACTCTCCGCTGGTTGAGGGGTTAATGATGCTTCAGCAAGGTTCCATCTTTTAATTTCAAAACTCTTACCTACTGGCATTCTATCTACCATATGACTTGCTGCTCCTGATGAGAAACCTAATTTACCTTTTTTAGCAAGGTCATAAATCATCTTGGCATATTCATCTGCCATGTCTAATTGAGCTTCATACCAAAGACCACTATCAGTCATTTTTAAGGATCCATAGCCAATCTTTTTAGTTTTAACTATTGGATCCATACCATGATTGTAATATAATCCTAACTTATGAGAAGAACCATCAGAAAATTCCATACCAAAATCAGTACTTTTGGTAAAATAATCACGCTCAAGATCAGTATCTTCAGGATTACCAAAGCGTACAAGATAGCCCTTAACCATTCCATTACCAACAGCTTTAATTGTTGAGCCTTGAAATACTTTAACACTTTTAATAGGATCAGGAATAACTCTTAATGCATCAGCTCTATGAACAACAGTTTGCTCAGTAAGAACGTCATTACCACTAGAATCTCTCTGAACTAATTTAATAACATAAACTGGATCATCTTCTGTTCCTGTTAAAGTATAATCAGAAATAGAAGATTCTGCTGGACCGTCTTTTTTAATATCCACAATTTTACCTTGAGCTTTACCACCGCTGGCATTCCACTCAACGTAATCATCCATTTTTATATCTTCTGGTTTTGCTTTTATCATAACAGTCCTCAAAATTTAAAACTTATAATATATTTTACGATAATTAGGATACAAAAAAACATTATAACTTTATTGTTATAATGTTTCTTTTGTTATTGGGTGTTTTATATCTGAGTTCTATCAAGAATAAATTATACTCCATAAGTGTTCATATGCTCTATAACTCTTTCATCTCTATTGCCTGAAAGAATGTGTTTAGCAAATATAATTCTTGCTGATGTAGAAGTGTGATCCATCTTCTCCTGGATATATTTCTGATGCCAATCTTCAGATAGTTTTTTTAATTCTTTTATTTCTTCACGTAATTTATTATTGTCTTCCAACACTGATTTATAAAGATCATATCCTATAGAAACATTAGAACTATTTCTTCTTTCTGCATCCCTGTATTGCATCTCTATAAATGCAGCTAATCCTTTATCAGCATCATTTAAAATTCCATAATATATCTCATAAACACCTGAAGTTACATATTCAAATCCTGGCAAATCAACACCAAGATAAACTCTAATATGGTTTTTCTGCATTAAAGGTTGAAACTTAACCCAATAAGAATCATTGAGTCTATATTTATAAGTGTCCCAAAGATCATTGCTATCCTTAAAATACTGGTCTACTATTCTTTTAATCTTTTCTGTCATACATACTTCCATGATTTGTATCTTCTAATTTGATTTATATTTCTTCTGCAAACATTAAACAATTCTGAAATTTCTTTATCAGATTTACCTAAGCTTGCCATGTTTCTAATGCTTTTCACATCTTCAGCAGTTAACTTTACAGTGTTATGATTACCTGTTAAAACGTTGTCAATTATATTACTTTTTCTAGTGTCTTCTCTAATATGACTTGGATTTACACAGAGCTTATTATAACATGCATGGCAACACTCATAACCAGGATTTATAGTTCTACCAAGAGAATATTCTTTTGAAAACTTGTGAGCATAAAAGAATTTTCCTTTATGACGTAAACAACCATAACCTGATTTATGTACCTGACCAGTCCATATCCAGCATGACTCAGAAACGTCAACTTGTTTTAAGAATTTATTGTAAATTTCTTCAGTCATTAAAGTTTCTCAACAATACAATCTTGTCTAATAAACTGTAATGTAAGGCATAGAAAGGTACATTACTTTTATCTAATGTTTCTTCTAATAAATGTAATGACACAACAGCTTTATCATTACTCATAATAAATAAGAAGATGCAATCATACTTATAAAATTCTACTTTTACTTTCTTACCAGCATCAAATATATAAAAAGTATTCTGATTTGTGCCATCTAATACTTTTTGCACTAGTTTTTCAAGCTTAATTGGCATATTATCAGCTTTATTAGCAGCAATAATATACTTTTCTTTAAGCTTTTCTATCTTATCTTTGAAACATTCCTTACAATGTGGCATATCTCTCATATCATAATAGTCTAATAAACCATAAAAAGGTTTAATACTATTACAATTTACACATACATTAGGCAGATTTTGCTTCATATCCTTCTATAAATTCCTTCTTTTCTTTTGCTGATAAAGCTTCAAATGCACTTAACTGACTTAAAATATCAGAAACTAAAGTGTGAACTAATATTCTTCTTGATAACATTCTCTTGCTAAAGCTATTAATTACTAGTTCTTTCTCTTCTTTGCCAATCTTTACCTTCTTCTTAGCAACATAATAAACACCATGCATCTTTATAGTTGCTTTGATATAGTAAAAATCTAAGTTTTCTAAATCTAATCTTGTTTTCAATTTTTCCATATTTACATTATACCATTTTCTGTTATAAATAAAAGGTGAGTGAGGTAAGATATTTTATGAAGTTTTTTTTGAACAGCCGTACGCCTAATGAGCGATATAGCTTTAATGTTAAGTATGATCAGTTTGGAAATATAGTGCATAGAAAAAGCATTGATACCAGTGAAAAGATCTTGATCGATGTTTTTGAAAAAGAAGTACTAAGCTTATTAGAAAACGACAATAAGGTTTTCACAATGATAGAGCTTGGTAGTAATCAGTGTTATTATTCTATCATGTTTAAGGCTATGTGTAAGCATTTTAAGAAGTCTAGTGATGTATTCCTAGTAGAACCTAATCCAACACATTTACAAAGAGGTATTGAAAATTTCTCTATGAATAATTACAATGGCTATTTTAACAGCTTGATTATTGGTGAGAAGGAATCCCTAAAAGAAGACTTAGACATTAGCTCATTACCAGGAGGAAGTGAATACCTCTTTGGATGTAAAGTTATGACAATTCCTTTCAGACAATTTGTAAAGAATAACCTAAATGAAAACTGTGAAGATGGGGTAGACATTCTTCATATGGATGTTGATTTTGCAGAGATGAGTGTATTAGAAAGCGGAAAAGAATTATTCGCTGATAAATTTTTTAAGAAAGTATTCGTCAGTACTCATAGCGTTGATCTTCACAATAGAACTAAAAGCTTTATGCTAGGTTATGGATACAATTTAATACATGAAGAAACTAATAACGTAGTAGGTAATGACAGACTATTAGTTTTCGTTAAATAAACTTGCAATGTTATAAAGCTGTGATATTATAACACTAGAGGTAATTATGGAAAGTTTAGATTTTAGCAAGTTTCTTCTTCTAGTGTTGAACAGCAATTTGTCTGATGATGTTTTAGATCAGGTATTGAGGAGTGCTGATCTAGGAATATTTGATGTTGATTATGTAGTAAAGAATAGCAAATCTACTAAACATCAGAAGCATTCATTAGTAGCTTAAGAAAAAAAAGGATCATTATTCTTAATGATCCTTTTAACAAACAAAATAAAGTTATCAAAGTTTTTATACAATTATGCTATAGAATTCTCTTTGATATAGAGGTTTAATGCATCTTTCACTTCTGGATGATGATTGGTAAAGAAAGAAATAATAGATAGTAAGTTACGTTGTTTCACAAATGTTTCTGCTTTTGTAAATTCATAAACATTCTTCTTTAATGCCCTATAAACATCTTCATCACCATCAGAAAATTTTAAGATAGCATCATATAAAATTTCTTTGCTTTTCATGATAGTAGTGTATCACAAATTGTAAAATACTTAATGCACATGTATGATAGAATGGTTTGTTGCTAATGGTTTGTTTCTTTCTTTCTTTTAAAATAAATCCCTAGAAAAATCTAGGGATTTATTTTTTTATTCTTCTTCATCTTTTAGTTTTTGAACTATATTTCTAGACCAAGTAAAACCTGCATCTCCACCCCAAAGATCCCATGCTACTCTTCCGTTGCTAGGATATCCTTCTGATCCTTGATAGAATCCAGGAGCTTTCTTATCTACTTCATGTCTGCTGAAGAAACTAAACATTCTTACCACTGTTTCTTCTGATAAATTGTCACGATTAACTATTTGATTTGCTCTTGCTAAACCAATTCTAGTTCCACCATCAAATCCATCATCTTTCCATCTTAATGCTCTTCTTGCGTTATTAACCATTGTTTGATTTGGTTCATAGCTAGACTTTTTTTTTACGTTAACGTCTAAGAAGTTTTTAATTGGATCACCATTAACGTTTTGTGTGGTGATAAATAATGGAGTAGAATCTGGATGATAGATTTGTTCATCTGTTGGGTTGTAATCATAACCTACTAATCGTTTAGCTTCTGCACGATCAATAATTCCAGCTTTATAAAGTAACTCAGCTTTTTGTGCTTCCTTATAACTGTCATCCTTTAGTGCTTTAATATCACTAAGATCAAAGTCAAAGAAATCACCTTCTATTGTTTCAGGGAATTCAGGTAGTAATTCTTGAGTAATGCTTTCTGCAATAACACGCAATAAGGGAATTACACCATTATCCCAAGCATTTTGAGTAGCTTCTTGGAGGTTGTTATATGTACTATTTTGTAATCCAGCACTAAGATTTAAAACAAGACAGTTAAGACCAAGAGCTGCTGTAATTCTTTCTTCAGGAGTATGTCTAACAACATCAAATGCCATATCGCTAGGTGTATGAGAAACTTTTTCCACTTTAAATGGACCACTCATAACAGCTACACTACCAGCATTATCCCCAGTAAATGAGTCTTGTAAGCGTTTCTTTAATGTTCTAAGATCGTCATCACTTACATCTACTGCTTGATCTGTTGCATCAGGACCAACAAGAAGACTAGGTAATCCACTGTTTTTCATCATTCCATAAGAGGTTGAAGAAGTTTGGTTATCTGTAGCAATTTCTCTTAAGGTTGACATAAGAGGGCTTCTACCTAAACGCATATCTTCAGGATCACGAGCATAAGCAATGTGAATCATATCTTGAAGTTTAATGCTATAAATTTGCCCATCATTCATATAGTTGTAATGGGTTAAGGGATTCTTTCCATCACCTTGAGGAGCACAAGTTTGATAAGGTAAGAATTGCAAACCTATTACAGGTCCATTAGTGCTTTTCCTAATCTTTCTAATATAAACATTTCCAGAAGTCTTGTAATCAATAATTACATTACTCCAGAAACGACTAGGAGCTAAACCATATTGAGGATTAGCAAGTAAGGCAAGCATAGGATGATTAGGATCTTTTTCATATTCTGTTTCTGAACCAGGAATTAAGCGATATACCATAGGTCTAGCTTCAGCATAAGCACGGATAAAGAAATCCATACTTATTGCCACTATGCTATTTAACATAATGTCCCCAGCTACACTAACCCAATCCTTCTGACTTCCTGGTAAACGTCTAGAAAGATTAGCATAAAGATCTCTAAGACCAATAGCAGAAAGGTAGTTTACTCCACTAGCTTGTAATGGTATGGGAAGGTTTTGTGTTGGTACTGCTGCAGCCTTACTTTCCCTATTAAATAAATTTGAGAAGAAACCCATAGTAATCTTTTTCCTTAATCCGTACTAATATTATTTTACGATATGCCTAATATTGTGGTAATCAGGTAAAAATTCCTCTATATATCTTCTCAATTCTTCTGATATAGGAAAAGATTGTTTAGGAATAATTGTTAATTCACCTCTATGTATATCTTGTTTACTTTTATATAATGACAAACAAAATCTAACAAAATCAGAACAAAGATAACTTATATCAATATCTGATGAAAAAAATGTTGGCATATGATCTTGAGGATTTTTAGATTTTTTTCGTAATCCAATATTTTCTTTAGGATTTTTCATACATAAGGTATAAAAATCATCTTTATTCATTTCTGATTTTTTGAGATTACTGTGACCAATAATGTTAGCAATTTGAATATAATCACTCATTTTCTGATCCCATAAAAATCAGGTAAGAATTCCTCTAAATATTTTCTCAATTCTTCTGATAAAGGAAAGGATTGTTTAGGAATTAAGGATACTTCAGATTTTGAAACATAACTATTATTTTTATAGAATGATAAACAAAATCTAACAAAATCAGAGCACAAATAATCTAAATTTATCTCATTGCTATTAAACACTAATAATTCATGCTTTCTGCTATTTAATCTTAATCCAATATTTTCTTTAGGATTTTTCATACATAAAGTATAAAAATCATCTAATATCATTTCAGTAGCTTTCTTAGATCTATTAGGTGTTCCTCTTACTGAAGCTAATTGAATATAATCACTCATTTCTTTAACTGTGTCCAATCCACTTCTTCATAAGGAACACGCAAATCCCAAAGAGATCCATTCTGTCTGATATATTCTTTTAGCTCATAAAAGAATGGTCTAACTAGTGGTCTCCATTTACTTCCAAATTTAGTAATTTCAAAGATATCTTCTTCTAAAAATTTGTCACCAAAATAATCAACAGAGGTGACAAATGTATTTCTAAAATCTATATTGCAAATAACACAAGGAACAAACAATTGAATGTTAAAAACAGGATTACCATTAAATGCTCTTACTAGTTTTAAGTGACCTGCTATCTTTTTTCTATAATCCATGTAAAGCTTAAAAGAATGTTTCAAATCAATTAGCCAAGTAGAAGGATGAACAATTACCCATCTGTCTGAGATATGAAATATTTCTTTTAATATTTTTAAGTCTAAATTTTTATTAAATGGAGGATTAGTAAAAATTACATCATATTTGTAATTTATATCCTTAAGAAAAAAAGCATCACCATTTATCACGTTTAAGTCTGATGATATATGCTTTAGTTTATCACAATTGTCACTATCTATCTCTAAGAAATGTAACTTATTTTTAATGTAAATTTCTAAATTTAAATCTGGATTATTGTTAGCTAAATATCTGAGCCATCTAATTCCAAAAACACCTATACCTGCACAAAGATCCATAACTAGAAGATTAACGTCTGGTTCTATCCCGCTAATCATTTCATCAACAATATGGATAGGTGTAAATACTTCTCCTAATCTCTTACTTCTATCCTTATCTTGTTCTGGTTTAAGGTTAGGTTCTGTAATAGGAAAAAGGGATAAATCACAATCTATTTTGTAATATTCTTTAAATTTATTTTCTATTATTTCTAGTGTCATAAAAATCAGGTAAAAATTCCTCTATATATTTTTTAAGTTCTTCTGAGATAGGTATTGGTTGTTTAGGAATTATTTTTAATTCACCAGTGTCATTATGTTGATTATTTTTATATAATGCTAAACAAAACCTAGCAAAGTCTGAGCATAAATAATCTAAAGAAACTTCATTTTCAAGAAACACAATCTCAGAATCTAATCTTAATCCAATATTTTCTTTAGGATTTTTCATGCATAATGTATAGAAACTATCTTTAACCATTCCTATTTTATTAGTGTTATGATTTCCTATAATGCTTGCTAATTGAATATACATTTAAACAGCTATAAACTTTCTTGCTTTATTCATTGTTAATTCATAAAAAGCATCAGACAAAGCATCTACTTGGTCATCATTTTTTGAATATGGAAAAGTTTCTAATTCTTTGATTAAGTCTTTATTCCAATCAGCCTTAATCATACTAACATTTTCAGCATTAACTTGTATTGCAAAAGGTTCAGCTCTAGTCTCTTTATTTCCAGTAACCGTATTACTAACCACTGTAAATCCTGAAAGCATCTTAATAAAATAATAGGATAAAGACTTTCCTGCACTACCTGGATCTTGAGGAATCCTAATTCTTGTTTCCCTACCATCAAGCTCACTAATTTGTAGTATTTTTGCATCTCTTTTTTCAGTACCATCTTGACTTCTATAAACATCTAAAATCCAATAATGTTCTTTTTCATCAACTCCAAGAAGAATTCCAGTAGAATAATCACCTTTACCAGATGATGCTGCCAAGTCATAAGCTCTTACCTTTCTTAAAATTTTTCCAGGTACACCAATCCTAATACGATCAGGTTTAAAAAGAGCTCCATCTTTAGGAACTGGTCTGCCTTGATATAGTGCTGAAAAAGCAAATTCACCCATAACTTCCTTAATAGATAAATAATCTTTTGTGCTAAATCTTTCTGGAAATATACTCTCATCTAATTTTCTACCAAGGGGATCAGATTCTTCATCCTCACATAAAGCAGGAATATTAATCACAGTAAAAGAAGAATCTAAAGAAAGTGCAAAACTAATAGGATCATTTTCAGACCATCTAGTGCCAACAAGTATTAAAGATCCGTTAGGCTCTAGTCTAGAATACAGATCTTCACGATAAAAATCCTCTAATTTTGCTATTATTGTAGAAGAATTAGCTTCTTCCCTGTTCTTTACTAAATCATCACAAATTATAAGATTGTATCCAACGCCGGTTCTAGGATTGTTAACACTTCCAACATAATAAACACTATTACTTTTAGTGCTCCATTCATCTATACTTTGATGATTCTCTGATAATCCAATTCTTTCATATAGGATTGTCCTTGTTTTTCTACTAAATCTTCTGGATATAGATTGATTATATCCAGCACATAATAAGTTGAAATTCTCATGTTTTTCAAGCATAAAAGCTGCAAATCTAAGTAGTGTTTCACTCTTACCAGATCTAGGAGGAAGAGATATTGCTAATCTTTTAGTTTTACCATCAGCAACTTCTTGTAAATGTTTACAAATCAACAATATATGAGGACTATGTAGGTTCCAGGTTTTAGGAGAAGTTTCTAATAGGTATTTATGAAATTGGTTTATTGGCTTCATCAATTTCAAGGTATTGGAATTGATTTGATTGATATTGCTGTTCTTCCAAGTTTCTGGCTTGTTGTATGTTGTTTGAGGCTTGTAGAATTGATATTGTCCAGTTTTCCAGTGTCCTATGCAATTCTGCAAGGTCTCTACTGTTCTGTTGTCTGATATATCCTTTCTCATTTGCTAACTCCGCTATATTGTTCATTCCCTTTAGATGTGTAAGTAAACTTTCAGCAATATATTCACCTATATTTTGCTCAACATCTAAAACAGCTTTACCGTATTTACCTTCTTTAATCTGATCCTTAATACGCCAAATTTGACTCTTAGAAACACCAGTAGCCTTATGTACTTCTCCTATTGTTTTTCCTTGCAATAAGAGAGCAATTATCTCAGGTTTTTTCTCTTGGGTTAGGCTCATTAAAATAAGTCATCCTTAAAGTTTTCTCTTAATCTTTTCAATGCTCTGTTCACAACTAATTCACTATCTTTATCTATCACCTTGTCTAAAGCTTTGTAAGTGTGAATTTCATTATCCTTTAAGCCAAATTTTAAGATTAGTGCAGTTTTTTCTATTTCAGGTAATAGGTCCAGTAAATTATCTACCAATATTTTATCGAGAGAATATGCTTTTTCTATGTATTCTAGTTCCCTGTAATCATCTAGGTCAAATGTCTTTTGATTCTTTGTTTCTAGGGCTATTTTTACTTGTTCTAAGGTAACTTTATCTTTGATTAGTTCTGTTAGGTCTGTTATTTTTGGATCGTCTAAATCTAGTTTGTTAATTTTTGATTGAATTCTGTTTATGTGAGAAGGTTTTTTGATTGTGTTATTTTCAAGATCAACAATTCTTCTTATCCTGCCAATAATGTAATAAGTAGCGAAGGTAGTGAATTTAGTATTCTTATTAGGCTTATATGTTTCTGTGGCTGATATTATTCCCTCTCTGCCTACTGCGATTAAATCATCATAACTAACATTGCTCCAGTAATATCTCTTAGCTGTGTAATGAACTGTATTTTCAAGAAAAAAGATTAATTGGTCTAAAGCTTTATCTCTTTCCCTAGAGTTTAGCCTCTCTAATAGAAAAGTTTCCATTTCTACTGTTAAAGTTTTATGGCTAAGTTTTTCTAGCTTAAAGCTTGCCCAGGTTTTTATTTTTTTCATAAATAAATAGCAAAAACTCTTCTTCTGAAATTCCAGTAGCTTCTGAAATTTTCTTTATAGTTTTAGGTCTTGGTATATGTCTTCCACTAAACCATTTACTAATCATAACTTGAGAAACATTTAACTTTTTAGCTAATTGTGCTTGAGTTAAATTTGTTACAAGTAAATCATTCTTTTTCAAAGCTTTAATCACCTCTTTACTAATATTGTTATTATAACATCTTTTAGAACATTTGCAAATTTTTCTTTTAAACGTTTAAAGGAAGCTAGCTAAAGCTAGCTTAGGACTACTAATTATTTGAAGCTGCGTACCTTGCTTCTGCATAATTGTAGATCCTGTGATTCTTCTCTTCCTTTTCTTCCTATTAAGCTGGGATTGGAGAGAGAAGAAAGAGTTCCTTTTTTCTTAGATCTTTCTTGCGTACTTCTTAGCAAAGTAGCGATAGCGTTAAGCTTTGATAAGAGGTACCAAGGGAAAAGCTTTAGCTTTTCCTCTTATAATGTTCTCTCTAACATTCCTATTTAACATACGGTCAGAAGCTCTGGCCTTTTTAAAAAATATTAAGCAAAAAAAAGGAGAGATAATAAAATCTCTCCATTATGCTAGCTAATAGTTTATTTCCTATTAAGCAGAACCGCAAAACCGCAGAACTAACATATGTGATAGTAAAAAGAAGAATTGTTAGGACCTTTCCTAATTTCAATATCTTTCATATTTTTTAACAATTTTGATGTTGATCCATCAATAAAAGAAAGACCATTATTTCTCATCTTTTGGAATAATTGTGTTTGATTCATTCCATCTTCAAGGTTTTCTAGTATAGCTTTTGAAAGGTCTTTTTTATGCTGAAATTCATCGTTTTTATAGTCTTTTGAACACAGGCTTACTAATTCACCATCTTCAATATAATCAAAGAAAATAGCGTTATTTTTGTATCCACTTCTATTTTTAGAAACTTTGATTTCTCCGCTTTTATCCATTACAAAGAAATTGTCAGATCTATCTTTGATAATAGAAGCTCCTCTAAATTCACTTTCTATTGATTTACCTTTATGATGAATTACAAACGTAGTGCAAATATGAGAAAGCTTATCTGCAAATTCCATAAAGATTCTCATATCACTATTAGAATTTTCATCTAAATTTCCACAACAAGCAGATAATGAATCTATTATGACGAGCTTAAGATCTTCATTTTTAACTTTGTTTTCTATGTAAGTATAAAATGCTAAACATTCAACTTTGTTCTTGACATCTATGAATTGATCCTCTACATAAATAACATTTTCTAAATTGTTTTGATCTAAGCTATCCATTTTGCGATCAAATTCATAAATGCCCATTTCATTATCAAATATTAATACTTTTCCCTGGTCAGTATTAAAATTTAACCAATCATCTCCATCAGCTATACACTTAGCTAATGAATATAAAACTGTTGTTTTTCCTACATAACTAGGACCTGTAATGAAATTTAAAGAATTCTTACAGATTAAACCTTCTACTAAATAACTTTGTTTATTTTCAGTTGTAAACATTTTTGTTTTTGTTCTTGTTGTTTCTTCAAACATAATAAATCCCTTTTCCAATCCAAACTAATGAGTGTATTGCTTCTTCAATATCACTTCATATTTCTTGTTATCTGCAACATGCTCAATAACATAAGAATTGTTTTTTCCATCAAAGAATAAACTTTTTCCATTCCATGTTGAAGATAAGAAAATCTTATCTTTAATCCTGCGGTTAAACAATAAACCTAAATCAACAAATTCATCACAATAGAAATAATCAATATGCACCTTTCCTGAAATGTATTCTTTTATGAATAAGTAAACGTGATTATTCATGCAATAACAAAATGTGGATTCTAACTTAGGACCTGCAATTTTACAGATCTTAACTAAGTCTCCTTCATACTTATAGCCACCTATTAGATAAGTATTGTTAGTTTCACCATTGATTATTTTATCTAAAGTGTTTCTTAGCATAATGCTCTCCTATATAACATTCTTTGTTATTATAACACTTTAATTCCTGCATGTCAAGAAAAAGTAAAAACCTGGTAAAATATAATTGTTATTCCTAAAGAATAATTCTCCTAAAAAAAATAAACCCAGTTGATCCCTGGGTTTATTTTTTTATCGTTTAGATTTTTCTAACAATTGTTCTAAGGTCCATACATTAAAAATCAAATCATCACTTCCTCTGTGTAATGGTATTTGCTATATAAAAAGGAAATTTCTTTAAATATAGTTCTTTCAAGTGATATAAAATCGATCAAATCACTCTCATTATTGATAGTAATAAAATAGCAAGGTTCTTTCATATGGTATAATAACTTTGAAAATAAACGAGCATAATAAATCCCTTAAAGTAAACCCGCTTTTCTTCTCTGGCGGGTTCTTTTTTTTAAGAGAAAGTTATTCCTGAATCTTCTGACCTAAGAACAGTTATGCCGTTGGTAGTATCGTTGTAAATTAAATAAACATCAGAATCATAACAATAAGCAGCAATACCATCATTAGCTACGTTTCCAGTAACAACAATACTAGAAGCAATTTCAATGTTACCTGCGTTATCTATTCCCACTCTTCTAATACTTCCTCCTGAATCACTTACACGGAAGAAATGAAATTCAAATCCTTGTTTATTTATAGCTAATGCAGGAGTTGATCCTGTTCCTAATACTGTTGCCAATGTACAAGCTCCTGTTGTTAAATCATTACATATATATCTATTTATATCCCCACTAGTCATCTCTACTGTAAGAATTATCTGGTTTTGACTTGTTTTAGTTTTCCATCTAACTGCAGGATTTACAGCGTTATATATATCAGTGGCTAGATAAATAAAATTGCTAAAATCAGGCGTTTCTGTTCTAATTAGGTTTACTGTTCCAGAAGATACATAACCTATAAGATGTTGATAAATACCACTTAAATCAGCACTTTTAATAAGGTTTCCTGTTGGTGTTGGAGCTGCTAAATAGAAAGCTCCTCTATTACGTTTAGCTGTTAGGATTGTTGTTCCTATTGCTCCTACTGTTGATACTATATTGTGAGCGTCTTCAGCGGTTCCAAAAGGTAAAGCTGTTTGATATCTTCCTACAACGTCAGTAACAGAACTACCTACTACATTACTAGAAAGGTCTTGTAATGTAACTGTTTCTCCTAGATCTTGAAGTTGCACTAATCCATGAGCACATCCTCTTTGAACATTAAAACCATAGAGCAATAACTCTGTTTGACCAGGATCTTCTAAACCAAAAGGATCAGTGTAATCAGGAATAAAGTTACAATTTATTTCATCAAAAATGGTCTGAGCCATAATGTTGTAATCATTGTATTCTTGGCTTAAATCACGATCAAAACCATATTTCTGATCACCAGAAATATATTCCATCCCTCCACCATTTAACCAGGTTAAGTATCCATCCTTGTTTAAGTAGCCATCTCTTAAATTTGTTGTTCCGTCTCCTGCAGTACTTGAAGAAGCTGTCCATCCTAAATGTACTCTGCCTCCTTGATATCCAACTAAGCTATTAATATTAGTAACAAATCCAGAGATTGTTTGAGGAATATATGTTCCTGAAGCGTTTATAATGTCATATTCTTCATCATTTCTACCTTCCACATCTTGACTCCAGAATCTTCTTCCTAAATAAGTAGTGGAAGCTGAACCAGTAAAAACAGTGGTGTAACCTAAACCTGTGTTTGATATAACAGGGCAGAAATCAGCTTTAGCAGAGTTGTCATTACGATAAAGCTTCATCGTATTAACTGTTACATTTCCATCTACTCTTACTTCTCCAACTTGACCAATTCCATACAAAGAATCATTTATTAGCTTTTGACTAGCCCAATCATAAGAAGAATTTGGATTAGCTCTAGGATAAGGATTGTCTTGAGAAGAAAAATCAGCAGCTGGAGAAGTATGTAATGTTCCTGCAAAACAAAGATCAATAAGATTATCAGCTGTAGTTACACCAGCTTGGAATGTTTGATTTAATACATAAGTGCCAGAATCACCATAAGAGATCCATACATTAGCAGTTTGAGTGGAACTTGTTGCACTAGCTGCATTTATTTCTAAGAATCTATAAGCTGAGAAATTAGTTCTATTAGGATCGTTAAAGCTTCTAGTATTACCTGAGCCTGAAAGAGTAGTATATTTATTGTGATATAAAGAAGCTCCAGGGAAACTCCATCCTCTAAAAGGCATTCTAGTATTAAAACCAGCGTCTCCATTAGCTATTAAACTTGCAGATGTTAAATTATTCTTAAAATAACCAACAGGAATATCATCAAAAGCTTCTGTGTCAGTTAAGGTTGATGGAGGAAGAATTAATGTCGAAGAGAAACTATACTTCTTAAATGTTTCAGCTTCATCATAATCTCCTGAAAAATTAGTTATTCTTGTGCTGCCATCAAAATTGTTTAAGATTACATCTAAGTTTTCAGGATAATTGAGGTTATATGCATTAACCCATCCTTTACATCTTACATTTCTATCTAGTGTAATATCAGCTATTATTTCAGCACTAGTAGTAAGTTGAACTCCAAAAGCATCATCAGCTCCAGTAGTATGAGCTTTGATTACACTTGTTGATTCTACAAATTGATCTGCTGTTCTTACAAAAGTATAACCTAAGTTTGGTATAGCTATTGAATTGATAACTGGAGCTGACAATATAGCAGTTTCTACCCCTCCAAGACTGCCCATACTCACTGCTTCTACTGTTGCTTGGAAATTATAGTCTGTAGTTTGACTAGAAGCAATAATTCCTGAAGCTGTTACTGTTTGACCATTTAATGTAATTGAACAAGTGGCAGTTCCTCCTACTAAAGATCTTTCATATTGAACGTATCTAGTGTAAGGAGGATGTAAATGTTGTCCTGCTATAGGTTGTGATTCAGTAATGTCATAAAGAATTTCACTATTGCAAGAAAAGGAAAATGTTCCTGCTACACTTATGCTTTCAACAGTAAATGGAAGATATGCAGGATCATTTGGATTTAGTTCTGTACCACTCAACAACACTAAAGTAGCAGAATTAGTTGTACCGTGTCCATTATCTACAGTTACAATTGCTCTTAGTTGCCAAGTCCAGTTAATACCAGGAGGAGGAATTTGAGCACTTCCAGTAGTAAATAATTGTGTTGTAATAGTAGCATTACACCCAAAATGACCACCTATTTGAAAGTTTGCATATCTTTCAAATTCATAGGTTTCCGGCGGTTTTGCATAACTTCCATCCCATAATTTTCCATAAATGTCGTAAGCAATAACACACGATTGATTGCTTACTCTATTTAAATCTTTGTAAGTTGCCATTATATTGTTGGATAAACTCTTACGTTGAAAAAGAATGATGAAGAACTAGTACCATCAAAAGCTATTACTTCAATGTTCTCGTAAATCTGGTTTTCATCACCTACAGATGGAGTCCATTCTATTTGACCAGTACGATTAACAGTGGTTATTGTCATTCCTGCTGGAGCATTAGCTAAACTATAGGTTATTGTTCTATAAGCTTCTAAAGCAATTGCCAATACTTGGAATGACATAGTATAACCAGAAGATACTATCCAATTGTTTATAAGTGGAAAATCTTTATCGTCAGAATAGTAAAATGGAGCATTATCAGCAGGAATTTCTACTTTCTTTGCTCTATATTTAGCATTTCTAGGAATTACTGTTGTATATTCTGGATTGATATATTCTCTTATAAAATCAACACTAAAATCAATAATCATATAAGATGTTAAATTGTCTTCTAAATCAGCTAAATAAAATATATCACCAATATCTAAATAATTATATTGATTTAAATAGTATGTTGATTTGTTAAATGTAACGTCAACAGGATAACCTATTAATGCGTTATTAATTAAATCTAAACTTATATCTGAATTTATTACTTTTACAATTCCTAATTTATTCCCTAAATTGTCATATAAAGTATCACCTATTGATATTTCAGTAGTAAATAAAGTGCTAAATCCAGATACAGTTGTTGAAGATGAACTTGTAGTAATAGTTCCAGATAAAACTACTATACTAGAAGTGAATTTAGCTTGACTATTGAAAAAAGTTAGTAAGTCTGTTTCAAATTCAATTAATTCTCTACCTGGAGTTAATTTAGCATAGAATTGATCTCCAGCTTGTTTAGCATCCTGGAATGTATTAAATTTATCATTAATCATTACAAAAGGATAAACATCTCCAAGCCAGTTATCAGCTCTTGAGTTAGGAGGTAACATTGCATCTTGTGAATTTACATCATCTTTTTGATAAGTAATTCTTGATCCATCTGTTTTATCTAATCCAGTAATAATTATTCTGTTAGCTTCAGGAGTTTCATATGTTCTTTTTAAGTTTCTAATAGTCCTCTTATCGCTTTCATATGTTGGAATACCACCAAAATCAAAAGCTGATTCTTCATTTAAATAAAGAATGATAGGAGGAGCTGAAATTGGAACATAATCTAAGTCTTGCATTTGGAATCTAGTAGCAAAATTCCATCCATTTTCTGATAATAAGTTTTTATTCCAAAATCCTCCAGCATAAAAAGTAAAGTTTTGAGCGTAATCACTTCTTACTTTTTCAATATATCCTCCAGAAGTATCTCCTAAATTTAAAACAAAGTTATATTGTCCTTGAGAATTGTTTCTGTTTATAGGAATTGGAAAGAATAATGATGGATCAGTGCCAAAGCTAGATGTATTATTGCTGTTATTAAATTGACCGCCTAAGTATATTGCTCTTTCTATGGATGTAGGCAATACTACATTATCAAAGTTAGGAGCAACATCTAAGTAAGCTGCATTTAATCTTTGTTTCTTGTCTATAGCATTAAAAGATAATAGTGCATAATTGTCATAATT